AAGGTTATGGTGTTAAGTCACACTTTAGTTACAATCTTTCTTTTTCTGATATTGATAAGAGTTTGGATGCTGGCAAACCTGTCGTTATTGGTATTCTTCACAGGGGTTCTCTTTCTGCACCTACTGGTGGGCACATGTGTGTAGTCATCGGTAAGACACCAGATGGCAAAGGATACTATGTAAATGACCCTTATGGTTCATTAAATGACAACTATACTGGACCAGTAACAAACGGTAAGAAGACCGTTTATACCAAAGCAGTTCTTAAGCATCGTTGGTGCCCAGGTGGCAACGATGGTTGGGGTCGTATTTTTGATTGATATCTAAGGAGAAAACCAATGGCAAGAATCGATTTACACAACTTCTTCAAGTTTTACGACGAGAAGAATCCTAATCACATCAAAGCAGTTCAGTGGTTAGAAGATAATCTCCCAGTTAAGTATCTTGATGATACTGTAGATTGGGCAGAAATTTATAGGGGAAAAAAGACTAGTGCTGCATCAGCATCTACACCAACTGCTGTAGCTCCTGTAACTAGTGGTGATGATATGCCTATGACAGGTCTAAAACTCATTAAAGAGTTTGAAGGATGCCATCTCAAAGCATATCCAGATCCTCTCTCAGGTGGTCTTCCAATCACTATTGGTTGGGGAACCACCCGTAAGAAGGATGGATCACCATTCCATATGGGTGATACTATCACTCAGGCAGAAGCGGATGAGTTGTTGATTACTCAATGTAAGAACCAGTTTCTTCCATCACTTCGCAAAATTCCACACTGGAATGAAATGTCTGACGGCAAAAGAGGGGCACTTCTCTCCTTTGCTTATAATCTTGGTGCTGGTTTTTATGGCGGCGACAATTTTAATACTATCACACGTACACTGAAGAATAAAGAATGGGACAAAGTGCCCGATGCGCTTTACTTATACAGAAATCCTGGATCTAATGTAGAAGCAGGACTTGCACGTAGAAGAAAAGCAGAAGGTGATTCCTGGAAAAGGGGATAATAAATAGTAACAATCATAACTGATTCACTGATCTTAAATGGTCTGAATCTACATAGTCCAATTCACGATTCCGTGACTTGGTGAATACTTCATCTTAAACAATACTTTTGTTTTCGTTAGTACACATCAAGTCACGGAATTTTTATGTCTTACACACAGAAGGCGCTTGCTGTTGCGTCTGTGCTTCTTATTGGAGTGCCAACAGCATCATTATCTCACACCAACTCTATTGGATATGTTGGTGGTGGAAACGGAGCAGTTACTTTTTGGTATGGTAACTGGCACCCAGGAACTACTTTCAACGAAGGCACTTTAACTCTACAAGGTATCAACGGAACTAATTTTTCTCCATCAACAGTTAACTGGACTTTGATTCAGCAGACAATGCCAGATGGGCTAATTCCTGGAACAAACTACTTTACTTCTAATGGAACTGCATTGGTTCCTTACGACCCTAACGTTCAAACTTCATACTCCTGGCAGGGTGTAACCTTTACTGGACTTTCTGCTGGTGACTATCAGTTTACTTACAATGCTGCAGGTGCTCCAACAGTAAACTGGATGCCTATGGATAATGTCATTCTTTCCAGCACAGTTAGTCTTTCAGCAGCTGCTCTTTCTGGTGATGCTAATCAAAATGGTGTTCTTGACATTTATGAAACTGGAGGAACACCTCCACCAACAGTTACATCAACTGCTGCTGGTAATAGTATTGTTACTACATCAACCACTACTGGTACAAGAACTACATCAGGAAACCCACATAGACATATAATGGGAACCAATGCTGACGGTAATCAAACTGAAACACATTATACTGATAGTGCTGTAACAACCATTCCAACAACCACAGTTACTACCACAACAACTCCAGTAACAGTTACAACGTGGAGTGACGGTTCTACTACCACAACCAACGGAACTCCAGTTGTAACTTCAGTCACCACTGATGATAATGCTGGAACAATGGTTATTACTCCAACTAATATAATTGATTGGGTTAAGACAAGAACTTATGATGTTGCTGCTGCTTCTTCAGTTCAGCACACAGCATCTGAAAATGGTGGACAACAAAAAGTTAATGCCTACACTACGACTACAACCACAACTACACCAGTTTATACAAAAGTATATTCAAACGGAAATCCAACTGTAGTTACAACTGGTGCTGCAACCATTGATGTTGCATATGCATCCAGAGATTACTTCGGTAGAGTGGATCAATATGATACTCTTGATAAAGTTAATAATAGTATCAATGGACTTTTAGATCACGAACCATCAAAGACTAAAGAGAAGTTCAGAGTATTCTCAAAGAATCGCTACATCTATTCTTATGCTGATGGGTATACAGCATCAAGTACAGTATTTGGTGGTGGATTTGAATATGATATCAAACCAACTTGGACTGTTGGTGCTCAATATAATAATGTTAATATCAATCTTGATGGCACTGATAGCTCTTCAACTCAGAAGAAGAATCATATTGGTGTCTTTAATGCATTATATTCCAAGTGGACTACATTGAATACTAACTTTGGATATGTTATGAATACCTATGAGTCGAAGAGAAATGTTGAGGAAGTATTCTTTAATGAGAGTAATCCAAAAGGTAATGAGTGGTGGGTACATAACAGATTGTATGTTCATCCAACGACTGGAGTTGCTCCATATATTGGATATACTGTAGGACAGTTTAATAGAGACGGATACACTGAAACTGGTTCTATTCAATCAGCAAGAACTGTTGGTGCTGTTAGGGACTTCCAAAACACTGGTGAAGTAGGATTAAAGTTAGAGCACAAATTTGGTAAGTTTGGTGTTAGTGTCGATGGTTCTTATGCTACTGATAGTGTTATGAGTGCATCAGCATCAATCAATTATAATGAAATGATTTTCGTTGAAGGCAACTATGATACTGACGGTGTTGTTTCCAATACTTCTGGTACTGTTAAGGTTAAATTTAGGTTCTAATTACTAAATAATAGAGAAACTTCACTCATAGGACCAATGAGCGATGAATAAGAAAAACGAAAATGCTATGGGACAACTAATTCGTATATGTATATTGGGTTGGTCTGCGGCTCTTCTTACCGCAAGTTATGCTGGTACTCTTTCTAAGATGGATCCAACATTTATTGCAACAGTCTTCACTGCATCTGCTGCCACTTTTGGTATCAATACAATGAAGAAAGGTGGTGATGAGGAAGATGAAAAGAAAGGAGAACCAAAAAGAGAGGAGTTTGTAGAAGCACCTCCAGAACCACCTGTAGATGAAACTCCAGTAACTTTAGTGGAAAGAGTTGAAGCTCTTGAAACTAAAGCGGAAGAAGGTGAAGGTTTTGTTCAACCCCGTACAGGGGCATAATGGCAAAGTCATCAAACAAAGGTAAGAAAGGTTCCAATGGTTCTAAACAGAATCAGGGGAATGCTACAGCAAAGAAAGCAAAGAATGGTGGAAAGAAAAAATGAGGTATTATGGCAAGAGAGTGGGACACTCCCAATCGTGAGTGTTGGAACAAACCAATACACCAAATACTTAAATCCATAGATAATCACACCCGTCTTCATTTGGAGACGGGTGATTTTTGGCATGAGGAACAAGCACAGATATTAAGAAAATACGTTAAAGATTTAAAAGTATGGATACACAAAGAGGAGGGGTGGAATGAATGATTTTCCTTGGGGAGTTTGCATAATTCTTGGTTCTGGTTTAATTTTTACTTGTTATTGCATTTACTATATACTAAGGATGGCATATTTGGAAACTAAAGATGAACACAACATTACCGAAGGAAGTAATTCTAAAGGCAGTTAAGAACTGTGTCGCAGTTTATGCTGACAAGAATGACTTCATCGTAGATAAAAGTATTCCTGGTTATTGCATTCTTTCTATTGAAGGGACCAATGAGACATCAGACTGGGCAACTAATCTAAAGTTCTTATTCCGTAGTGAAGATACTCACAGAGGTTTTAAGGATAATGCAACCAGAACCATTACTGAGTTGGTTCTGAACTATGAGTCATTAGAGAAAGGTAGAAAACTAATTCTTTCAGGACATTCTCTTGGTGGTGCTACTGCGACTGTTGTTGCTGACCTTATGATTAAGTCTGCACCAGACCTAGCAATCGTCACAATTGGTTCTCCTCGTCCAGGTGGTAGAGGTTTGAGAGAAAGACTGAAGAATGTAGAGCATCTTCGTTTTGTTCACGGTGATGATGTTGTTCCCAAAACTCCACCTTTCTTGACTGGATATGTTCATACTCATCCAAAGATTCATTTAGAAGATGCTGATGATAAGAGATTTGATGGTGTAGAAGATCATAATGCTGTCTATTACTACAACGCAATTGAGAAGTTACTAAAATGAAAAACATCGCAGTAGTTTTTTCAACATTAAGTTTGGTTTTGAGTGGTGCTCTTTGTGTGGGTGCTTATGTGACCTATAAGAAAGCAGAAGCAATTCTCAACAACCCAGAAGAATTTGTGGGTGCTGTTGTAGAGAAACAAGTTAGTAAGGCATTTGAAAAATTGCCCATTCCTAAACTAAATACACAGAAGTTCAAACTCCCATTCTAATGTCATTAAAAGATCCATACATCTATCGTATCAAACAAATTACAAAGGTAGTAGATGGCGACACTATTGATGCTGACATTGATCTTGGTTTTGATATCTCCCTTACTAAGCGAATTCGTCTTGCTGGTGTCGATACCCCAGAGCGCAGAACAGCTGATGCGAATGAAAAGAAATATGGCCTCGAATCTAAAGAAAGGCTTACACATCAATTAGAAGGTG